CCCCCTGCCCCCTAACGTCACTGCTGCCCTGCAGGACATGTCGCCCGCTGAAGAACTGGCGATGCGGGCACGTACGCTTAAGCTGTTGGCGGATATGACGGACACCCCCAACGTCCCTGACGAGGAGGACAAAGACGTAGCCATGGAGATGGCTAAAGAGATGATGCAGAACCCGTCTCTACGCCCCGATTATGCTAAATACACCGATGAAACCATGGCGTATCTAGCGGGGATGATTACTCAGCATAAGGTTCAGCTAGTCGATGAACTCTCTGAACTGAAGATGTACGTCGTTAATAAGCTGATATTCGAGGTGGAGAATGCTAAGACCTCCAAGGATCGGATATCTGCCCTGACAAAACTAGGAGATATTGACGGCGTAGACGCCTTCAAGCGTCGTACAGAGGTAACTCACGTCGTTAAATCGCTGGAAGAGGTGGAATCAGAGCTTTTGAGCACGCTGGCGACGCTCAAATTGACCGCTATTGATGCGGATTTCACTGAAATAACCCCAGATGTATCCCCTGCGGACTGAATATGGCAGTAGTAGCCCCCAAAATTACGCCGGAACACATAAAAGCGCTGGAAGCAGCGCTTCCTACTCTGCCAGATAAACAGAAAAGACAGGTTGCGGATCTTTTACGTCAGTATACGACGCAATTGACTCAACAAAGAGGCAAGGATTCCTTTCTGGATTTCATTAATCACGTATACCCCGGGTATATCGTGGGCCCCCATCACCGCCGCCTTGCTAAAATATTCGAGGAAATTGCTTCCGGTAAGAAAAAGCGGGTGATAGTGAATATTGCACCGCGTCATGGCAAGTCGGAGATGATTTCCTATCTTGCTCCGGCGTGGTTTTTGGGCAAATTCCCCCAGAAAAAGGTCATTATGGCCTCACACACTGCCGATCTCGCCGTTAATTTCGGTCGCAGAGTGAGAAACCTCGTCGGTAGTGATTTATATCATGATATTTTCCCGCAGGTAGAATTGCAAGCGGATAGTAAATCGGCGTCGCGGTGGGGTACTAACTTTAATGGCGAGTATTTCGCCATTGGTGTCGGCGGCGCATTGGCTGGACGAGGCGCAGACCTCTTCATTATTGACGACCCCCACTCCGAGCAGGAGGCAAAACAGGGGCGTGCGGACGTATTCAATCCTGCGTGGGAGTGGTTTCAGTCCGGCCCCGTACAGCGCCTTATGCCGGGCGGTGCCATTATTGTCGTCATGACGCGGTGGTCAAAGCTGGATCTTACGGGCCAGATTATCGACCACATGACCAAGAATGATGACTCCGACCAGTGGGAGGTGGTGGAGTTCCCTGCCATCCTCAATGAGAAGCCGCTATGGCCTGATTTCTGGTCGTTGGACGAGCTGCTGGCTAAGAAAGCCTCCATGGACCCTCGGTATTGGCAAGCCCAGTACATGCAGCAGCCCACGGCTGAAGAAGGCGCGCTGATAAAAAGGGAGTGGTGGAACGTCTGGGAGGAGGACTCTCCGCCCTCGTGCGAGTTCGTCATCATGGCTCTAGACGCTGCACAGGAGAAGAACACCCGTGCGGACTATAACGCCCTGACGGTGTGGGGCGTCTTCCTGAATGAGTCTACCGGTGTCCACAACATTATCTTGCTGAACGCCGTCAAAGAGCGTCTTGAGTTCCCTGAGTTGAAGCAGATGGTGCTTAACGAGTATAAAGAGTGGGAGCCAGACAGCTTTATAGTAGAAAAGAAGTCGAACGGCGCGGCGTTGTATCAGGAGATGCGGCGCATGGGCCTACCGCTGATGGAGTTCACCCCCGGCAAGGGACAGGACAAGATCTCGCGGGTAAATGCAGTTACGGATCTGTTTGCTGCGGGCCTTGTCTGGGCTCCTGATCGTAGGTGGGCTAGAGAAGTCGTGGAGGAATGTAACGATTTCCCTGCCGGTCGTAACGATGACTTGGTAGACTCTACAACATTAGCATTGCTCAGATTCCGCCAAGGGGGCTTTATCAAGCTGCCGAGTGATGAGCCTGAGCCCATACAGTGGTTCAAATCCAGCCGCGCCAGATCACGCGGCTATTATTAGGAGAAGACTATGCCCCGTGGAAACCCTTACGACCGCAAGACTACGCCCCCTAAGAAGGCCCCCGCTGAAAAACAGAGCGCATTTGAGTGGCTTCAGAATCGTCCGCGCACGTCTTTTCAAGGCCCGACAGCGTTTGAATCCGTTCAGGCGCGTAGACCCGCTCCTTCTAAGACTCCGACCACACCTAGATCTGAGCGTTTCCCGATGCGTAGCGGCGCTACTACGTCTAGCCCCGCTACTTCTAGGCCTACTACTTCCCGCTCTTCTATGTCGGAGCCCGTTCCGCGTATGACGGCGGCTGAGCGTAAGGCAAACGCGACTCGGAAAGAGCCTCCTGCGCCGAAGTCCAAGGTGTCTGTACGCCCCGCACCAAGTGCTTATACCGACGTCTCCCCCGCACCAAAAACGCGGCCCAAGACATCTCCTGTAGCGCCTTCGTCGCGCTCGTCCGTGACGGTTCCTAAGCCGAGCGTAGATCGGTCAGTGGACATTCCCAAGCCTTCTGTGTCCGCTCCAAAATCTTCTACGCCTGCTTCAAAGCCGATGTCGATGACTGCGCCGAAGCCTAAGTCCCCCGCTAAGTTTGGGAAGACGGACGGTGGCGACTACCCCGTGTACGATAAGAAGTCTAAATCCGCCGAGAGCTTCCGTAGCGCATTCGCTAGAGCCCGGAAAGAAGGGCGCGAGACGTTCACGTGGGTAGGGGCGGATGGGAAAAGCCGTAAGTACACGACTGAACTCAAGAAATAAAGAGGCGCTTGATGGCGATTGATAAAGCTCTCTACGCGGCCCCCATGGGCCTTGCGGCTCTGCCCGAGGCAGAGCCCATCGAGATTGAGATCGTTGATCCGGAGGAGGTAAACATCTCTGGCCCCGGCTTCGATATCAGTATCGGGGAGATGGACGACGTAGATAATTTCGACGCCGACATCGCTGTAGGGATGGATGAGCAGGCGTTGGCAGGCCTTGCCAGCGACCTGCTGGACGACTACGACACGGACCTGACCTCTCGCAAAGAGTGGCTTGATACGTACGTCAAAGGATTGAAGCTGCTTGGACTGAAGCACGAGGAGCGTAGCGAGCCTTGGCCCGGTGCGTGTGGCGTGACCCACCCTCTGCTTATGGAGAGTGCGGTCAAGTTCCAGTCTGAGACGATCATGGAGACCTTCCCCGCGATGGGGCCGGTGCGGACCAAGATCATCGGCAAAGAAACGCCGGAGAAGGTCGCCGCAGCCGCACGCGTACAAGAGGACATGAACTATCAGCTGACCGAGGTGATGCAGGAGTATCGCCCGGAGCACGAGCGCTTGCTGATGAGCCTGTGCCTCTCTGGTAACGCCTTCAAGAAAATTTATTACGATCCCGCGTTGCAGCGTCAGACAGCGCAGTTCATCAGTTCAGAGGACATCGTTGTCCCTTATGGCGCTGCTAACCTTGAGTCTGCTGAGCGTGTGACCCACCGGATGCGTAAGACTCAGAACGATCTGCGCAAGTTGCAGGTCGCTGGGTTCTATCGTGACGTCGATCTGGGCGAACCCCAGCGTGTTCTGGACGAAGTAGAGAAGCAGAAGGCCGTCGATCAGGGCTTTTCTGCCTCAATGGATGACCGATTCCAGATCCTTGAGATGCATGTTGATCTGGATCTGGAAGGTTATGAGGACGAGGATGACGATGGTCACCCCACCGGTATAGCCCTTCCTTATATCGTCACTATCGAGAAAGGCACTTCCACAGTGCTCGCTATTCGGCGCAATTGGTTGCAGGACGACTCGCTCAAGCAGCGTCGGCAGCATTTTGTGCATTACGGCTACATACCCGGGTTCGGGTTCTACTATTTTGGTCTCATCCACCTGATCGGTGGGCACACGCAGGCTGCAACTTCTCTGCTCCGCCAGCTGGTGGACGCAGGCACACTGGCTAACCTCCCCGGCGGCCTCAAGGCCCGTGGGATGCGGGTCAAGAACGACGATACGCCCATCGCCCCGGGCGAGTTCCGTGATGTGGACCTGCCGTCAGGCTCCATCCGCGACAACATCCTGCCGCTTCCTTATAAGGAGCCCAGTCAGACGCTGACCGCGCTGATGGACAGGATTGTCGTCGAGGGCAAGCAGTTCGCGGCGTCCGCAGACCTCAAGATCTCGGATATGTCCTCTCAGTCCCCTGTCGGGACAACGCTGGCGGTGCTTGAGCGTGCGCTCAAGGTGATGTCGGCGGTGCAGGCGCGCATCCACTACACCATGAAGCAGGAGTTCAAGCTCCTTGCTGCCATCATCCGGGACAACACGCCGGAGTCGTACGACTACCAGCCGGATACAGGCCCCTCCGCAGCCAAGCAGGGGGACTACGATCAGGTAGACGTGATCCCTGTGTCCGACCCCAACGCGTCCACCATGGCGCAGCGGGTGGTGCAGTATCAGGCGGTGCTCCAGTTGGCGCAGTCAGCGCCCGCTATCTATAACCTCCCCATGCTGCATAGGCAGATGATCGAGACCCTTGGCGTCAAGAACGCTGAGAAGCTCGTGCCGGATGTGTCGGAGGCCAAGCCTCTGGACCCGGTGTCGGAGAACATGGCGATTCTGATGGGCAAGCCTGTGAAGGCGTTTATGTATCAGGATCACGAAGCGCATCTGCAGGTACATATGGCTGCGATGCAAGATCCGAAGATAGCGGCTGTCATCGGACAGAACCCCAACGCGCAGGCCATCATGGCTGCGGCAAACGCTCACGTCATGGAGCACGTGGCGTTCCAGTACCGCAAAGAGATCGAGAAGCAGCTCGGCGCAAGCCTGCCTCCGCCGCCGGACTTTCTGGGCGATGACGATGAGATCGGGCACCTACCCGCCGAGGTTGAGGTGCAGCTGTCTCAGCTTGCCGCCGCAGCTGCCGAACGCCTGCTCCAGAAGGACGTCGCAGAAGCACAGGCGCAGGAAGCTCAGCAGCAGGCTCAAGACCCGCTGGTGCAGATGCAGCAGATGGACCTGCAGATCAAGAAACAGCTCGCGGACATCCGCGCACAAGAAGTACAGGCAGACGCCGAGATCAAGAAGGCAGATCTGCAGCTACGAGCTATCGAGTCACAGGCTCGCATCGAGAGTTCCGCCAAGAAGAGCGTCGCCGACGCCGCTGGTCGCGCAGACGACCTGCAACTGAGAGAAAACCAGCTGCTCGCCCAGACACAACTGGACGCACTCCGACTGCAGTTGGAGGCCGCTACAAAAGCGGACGAGGCAACTATCAGAGAGATTCAGCAACAGCTCGCCGCTATGCGGCTACAGCTGGAGGCTGCAAGTAAGGCTGATGACCTCAGCCTCCGTGAAAACGCCCAGAGCACTATGGAGGGTAATACCGAGTAATGGCTTACAGCAACGCCCTTGAGTACTTGGTTTCCAAGTTCAAAGAGGAGCGCGACACAATAACAGAGCACTTGGCTCGCGGTAACGCGGTCAAGGACTTTGCAGATTACCAGCGCCTTTGTGGAATCGTTCAGGGTCTCGATTTCGCATCGCTAACTATAAATGACCTTGCAAAACGTCTGGAGAACGACGCGGATGAGTAATATCAGCGTAGCGAATACAGTTGAGGAAGCCGACAAGAAAGCCAAGCAACTCCCTGAGCCGAAAGGCTATCGGTTGCTTTGCATGGTGCCGAAAGTCGAGTCAGAGTACGAGAGCGGCATCATCATGGCCGAGGAGACCCGTCGCAATGAGGAGCAGACCACCACGGTGCTGTTCGTCGCGAAGATGGGCGATATGGCCTACAAGGACACCACACGGTTCCCTACCGGCCCGTGGTGTAAAGAGGGCGATTTTGTCCTCGTACGTCCCTATTCCGGGACGCGTATCAGACTCTACGGCACTGAGTGGCGGATCATCAACGATGACACCGTTGAGGCTGTTGTAGAAGACCCACGCGGACTGAGCCGCGCATAAGGAGTTAATCATGCCCGATGAGCAGTACAAGTTTCCCCATGAGCTTGATATGGACGATTCCGTAGACAACGAAATCGAAGTTGAGGTCGTTGACGATACGCCTGAAGAGGATCGCGGGCGTGTACCGCTGCCCAAGCAGATCGTCGATGAGCTTGAGAATGACGACCTTGAGGAATATTCCGACAAGGTAAAGAAGCGCCTGAGCCAGATGAAGAAAGTCTGGCATGACGAGCGCCGTGAGAAAGAGCGTGCCGCCCGTGAGCGGGAGGAAGCCCTGCGGTTCGCCCAACAGGCTTATGAGGAAAATAAAACCCTGCGTCAAAGGCTGGGTGCTGGAGAGCAAGTTTTCCTGAATGAAGTGGCTAAAGCCGCTTCTCTGGAGCTGGTTGCCGCCAAAGAGAAACTCCGAAGCGCCTATGAGTCCGGCGATGCAGATCTCATTACTGACGCCCAAGAGGCTCTTACGGACGCGAAACTGCGAATTAAAGAGGTGGAAAGATTCCAGCCTTCTTTACAAGCAGAAGAATCAAGTGTACAAAATACATATCAGGTGCAAGCACCGCCCACACAAGTTGTCGATCATAAAGCTGAGGCTTGGCGACAAGAGAATACGTGGTTCGGT